GATGTATATAGATTTACTATTAAAGGGCACCGTGCTTTACACTTTATGGAAGAGATGCTACCATATTTAGGAATAAGGAGAAGAGAACAGTATTATGCCGTGGTTAAATCTATTGGGGATGGGCCTAAAAACTGGAGCCCACCTATATGCCAATCGTCAGAAGACGAAACAAGCAATGTCGGACGCACAATTAATGCACGCAGAAAAAATGCGAGCGGGAGAGATCGCGTACGAGGGCAAGCTATTAGAAGCTAGACAATCGGACTGGAAAGACGAATTTATTTTATTATTGCTCTCAGCTCCAATAGTAATGTTAAGTTGGGCAGTATTTTCGGATGATCCAACTGCAATGCAGAAGATGCAGCTTTTCTTCGAATACTTTTCACAACTTCCTTTTTGGTATCAGACAATTTTCGTGGGTGTCATAGCGAGCGTTTACGGACTTAAGGCTACTGACTTGATTAAACGTAAGTAAATGATATATATCATTTGTGATTGATTACGATAGCTACAAATACATTAAGATCAAGATAAACAAAGAGGTCGCAAACCTTAAAGACAGTCTTGCGTACAGTGTAGACAATCTTAATCAATTTTGGTATATTAAAGGTAAATTACAAGGCCTAGAAACCTTGCTACAGGACTTGACGGACCTGCAGAACAAACAGGAGTTATTCGATGACGACACAGACCGCAAATCTGGAAGTACCTAAAATTAAATTAGGTCTTCAAGAAAAGTACGACAAAGAGACTAAGGAAAAAGAAGACAAAAGGCTTACAGCCGATAAAGTAAAATCAGACAAATCTTTATTAGATAAATTACCAAACCCTACAGGTTACAGAATGTTGGTATTACCACATGCTGGAGCTAGAAAAACTAAGGGTGGTATTCTTTTATCTGATACGACACTTGAGACTATGCAGATGACGACTGTGTGTGCTTACGTGTTGAAACAAGGTGACCTTTGCTACAAAGACAAAGAAAAATTTCCTAATGGGCCATGGTGCAAGAATGGTGATTGGGTAATATTTGGAAGATACGCAGGGGCAAGATTCAAAATAGACGGAGGAGAAGTCAGAATACTGAATGATGATGAAATCATTGCAACAGTTGATGATCCTAACGATATTTTGCAAACATACTAAGGAGGAATAAAGTATGCAGGAGTTAAATACGACAAGAGACAAAAATCCTAGTGTTGATTTAGACACGGATGATGTCAAAGAAACAAACGTTCAGGTTGAAGAACAAGAACAGAAAAGTACTAAACCTAATTTAAACGTAGGTGAAGTAGATTTAGGCTATCAAACATACGACAACGATGATAAATCTGAAAAACCAGAAATATCTATCGAAGAAGATACTGTTGATACTCAAGAAGCAAAGCCTAAAGAAAATTTACAAGAGTATAGTGAGGGTGTTCAAAAAAGAATTGACAAACTTACTAAAAAAATGCGTGAAGCAGAAAGAAGAGAACAAGCAGCTCTTGCTTATGCTGAAGGCTTAAAGAAAAAATACTCTGATGTTAAATCTAAGTACGATGAGATAGACGAAAGTTATGTCAAACAGTACGATGCAAGAATAGACTCTGAAAAAGATCAAGTCAAAGCTAAATTAAAAACAGCTATTGAAATGAACGATTCAGAAGCGATTATATCTGCCCAAGAAGATTTGGCTAGATTAACCGTGGAGAAAGAAAGAGCTAAAATTTCTCTTGCAGATAGAGAAAGACGTAAAAAGGTTACTGAAGCTCCAGAACAGGAGTTGCAATCTCAAAGTAATGACCCTATCCAACAAGTTGAAAATCAGGTCAATAATCCTAGTCCAAAAGCTAGAGATTGGGCTGAAAAAAACGATTGGTTTGGTCAAGATCAGTATATGACAAACACCGCTTTTCAAATCCATGAAAATCTAGTGGGAGAAGGGTTTGACGTAGACAGTGAAGACTACTATAATGAGATTGATAAGAGAATAAAAGAGGTTTTTCCTCATAAGTTCTCTGAGTCAGAAACACAGGAGCAACCAAGAAAACCCGTCCAGACAGTTGCTACTGCTAATAGAGGTAAAACTGGACGCAGATCCGTGAAACTCACCAAGTCACAAGTCGCTATTGCGAAAAAATTAGGGGTGCCACTAGAAGAATACGCAAAATACGTGAAGGAGGTATAGTATTATGGAAAATAAATTAAATAGAACTTCACGCGGTTCGGAGACAAGAGCAAAAGTTGATAAAAGAAAAGCTCCTTGGACTCCTCCATCTAACTTAGATGCACCGCCTGCACCAGATGGTTTTCACCATAGATGGTTAAGGGCTGAGGCTGGAGGTTTTGTGGACACTGCGAATATGTCTAAAAAACTAAGAGAAGGCTATGAATTGGTAAGAGCTGAAGAGCTTACATCACAGATTGGCCAACACGATTATCCAGTTATCGGCGACGGTAAACACGCGGGTATCATAGGAGTAGGTGGCCTTGTGCTGGCAAGGATACCTGAAGAAATAGTTGAGTCACGTAAAGAGTACTTCGCAGGAAGAACTCGAGATCAACAACAAGCCGTGGACAACGATTTAATGAAGGAGCAGCGACCTGAGATGCCTATCAATATTGATAGACAATCTCGTGTAACTTTTGGTGGTAATAAGAAATAATTTTTTCGTAATACCAACCAATGAACATTAATATAGTTAAAAAGGAGAAAAACTATGGCAAATAAAACTGAGCTATACGGATTAAGACCCGTAAGACAGCTGAATGGTTCTCCGTTTATTAATGCTCAAAACAGATACAGAATAGCTGCTGACTATGGCACTAGCATCTATCAAGGCGACTTGGTAGAACCACAAGCAGATGGTACAATTGCTAAACATAGTGGTGGAACTTCTGGTCAAGTTGTGGGTGTTTTCAACGGATGTTTCTATACAGATCCAACTACTTCAAAGCCAACGTTCAAAAACTACTATCCTGCGACTACTAATGCAAGTGACATTGTTGCTTACGTTATTGATGCACCAGAGACAGTTTTTGAAATGAATACAAACTTGTCTTTTGTGGTAGCTGATTTGTTTAAGAACTTTTCAGTAACAGATACAACAGGGAATACTGCAACTGGAATTTCATACGGACAATTAGACGTAGGAAGTTCTGGAGTAGCGGGAACTTTTGTGGTTCAAGCAATTGATATTTCACAAAACCCTGATAACCAAGACTTAACCGTTTCAAATGTAGGTGTGTTAGTTAGAATTAACAACCACTTCTACAGACAAAGCGGTACAGGTAAGTAATAGGAGAATAAACTATGGCGATAAGTAGATCACAACTAGTTAAAGAACTAGAACCAGGTTTAAATGCCCTATTTGGCCTGGAATATAGCAGATACGAGAATGAACATGCAGAAATCTTCATGTCAGAAGCATCAGACAGAGCTTTTGAAGAAGAAGTAATGTTATCAGGTTTCGGAAGTGCAGCAACGAAGCAAGAAGGAGCAGGAATTGTTTACGATCAAGCAACTGAATCTTTCACTTCTAGATACACTCACGAGACTGTAGCATTAGGCTTCGCAATCACTGAAGAAGCGATTGAGGACAACCTGTATGACAGACTTGCGTCTAGATATACAAGAGCGTTAGCTAGATCAATGGCTAACACTAAACAAGTTAAAGCAGCAGCTGTACTAAACAATGCGTTTGATACAGGTGGAAGCTATAACGGTGGTGACGGTGTTGCACTTTGTACAACAAACCACCCATTAGCAACTGGTGGAACTTTCAGAAATGAACTTTCTACTGCAGCAGACCTTAACGAAACATCATTAGAGCAATCTCTAATTGATATTGCGTCTTTCGTAGATGAAAGAGGTTTAAAAATTGCTATTCAAGGCAGAAAAATGATAATTCCAAAAGAATTACAATTTACTGCTGAGAGAGTAATGAAAACTCCTCTATCTACTACTCTAACAGGTAGTGACTACGCTAGAAACGACATCAACGCTATGATGAATATGGGAATGATTCCAGAAGGTTACAGAGTTAATCACTTCTTAACTGACACTGATGCATTCTTCATCATGACTGATGCACCTAATGGCTTAAAGAACTTCGTAAGAAGTCCTATCAAAACAGCTATTGAAGGTGATTTCGATACTGGTAACGTTAGATTCAAAGCTAGAGAAAGATACAGC